TGGTACTAACCCTTCTGCTTGCGCTCTTAATGCTTTAGCTTCTTTGTATAACGAATCTGCTTGCGAACGATACTGTGCCGCTAAATCAGAATCTGATAATACATTAGTACTAGCATTAACATTAGGTGCCGGAATATCAGCTGTTTGCATAGATGCTACTGGTTGTGCTGCAGGTTTAACTGGAACATCTGGTGCAATTGCTAATTCATCAATAGTAACACCTCTTTGTTGAGCAATAAGTTCGTTTAACTCAGTTAACGGCATTACAGTTTTATGGTCTGGCTGCATTTCAACTGTGTCAACTGCTACTTTCATCATCTTACCTGTTTGATGAAATGCGTGTAACATATTCCTTCCATCAGGTAATGTAGCTCGAGCCATCATCTCTGCAAATTCATAAGCACTTTGACCAGCTTCTGATTCTACTTGAGTCATAAGAGCGTCATGTTCGTCTGCGCCGAGGGTTACTGTATTAACTACTACAGCATGACTTGAGTCACCTGGAATAGTTCGGTATGCTACTACTACTTTTTGTTTATTAGACTTAATTCTTCCTACATGTTTAAGAGCCATTTGCGTCTCCTTGCTTTTGCTGCTGTTCTACAGCGGTTAAAAATGTTTCTAACTTATTAAATACAGTACCTACAGATAACATCTCATTTGCTTTAAAAGCACCTCTAGATGTAGCCACTTCGATAACTTGACGTAGTAACTGTAAGTCATTTACTGTTAGTTCTAAACTAGTACCTGCAGTTTCTTCAGGCGCTGCCGATTCTGGCATTGGCGCACTAATTTCACCTAGTTCGTTCATATTTGCTTCCTCACTCATAAGTATTTTCTCCTTCAGTATTATTTACTTATAATTTAAATGCGGGCAGGCTAAAGTGAAATAGCTCATTTCTTTCCCGTCTTCAAATCCAATTTTTATTACACTTTGTATAGTGTCAGTTGAGTCTAAGTCTATGTTTCTATCAACATAGAATCTACCTTTTAAGTTATATAGTATCCATTTTTCAATAGTGCCTTGCAAGTTATAGTTCATCGGTATTGATATAAATTCAAAGTGCGGAGGTATTCTATCAAGTTTCCTCACTTCAAATAAATTTAACGGATTAGGTTCTTTAATTTTATGCGGAAAGTTCATAATGTGTTGTTAACCCAAACGGTGCTTCTAAATTTTGATCATTGTTACTGTGTATAACAAACACAGTATCACAGTAGTCGTCATCGCCCCAACTGTTCCAAGGATACCCATCTGTAAACATGATAAACTTTTTAGGTTGAATATCATTTTCTTTCATGTAGGTCCAATTGCAATCAAAGTCAGTTCCGCCACCGCCCATAATTTTATAGTCTAATAAGTCATCGCCGCAATCTGCACTAAAATCTTGTTCGTTATATACCTTTGTATCAAAGCACCATAATTTAATATTATAGTCTTTAAATTCTTCCATAATACCTTTGACTTCACCTAAGAAATCTTCAGCTTGAGCATTACCAATTGAACCTGACATGTCAAGTGCAACAGCAAGGTCAATAGTATCCATAAAACTCATACCTGGCAAAACTACGCCTGACATTTGACCTTTTCGACTTGGACGACTAAATGTATAATCGTTTCGAATTGTGCTTTGTATTTGCTGGCGTATAATTTCTCGCCAATTCATCTTAGGCTCAGTAAGCTCTTTAATCATACGTTGTACTTCGCCAGGTGTATTTCCTGCACCTGCAGCTTGAGCTGCTTGCATCATACCTTCTTTAACTTCGTCACGTATCTTTTTTAATTCATCTTTAGAATATGAAGGACGACCTTTACCTGGTGCTCCTTCTGCTCCAGGTACTCCACTACCAGGTTGATCACCATCTTCCCAATCAATGTGTTCATCAAGTAATTCGCCTAATGCTTTAAGTTCTTCTTCATCGTAATTCTTATGTAAGTCATCATAAACTTGCTCTGAGGACCAAGTTTCGTATTTAAAGTCTTGATAACACTCAATTATGGAAGGCTTAGCACCAATACGATCTCTAACTAGTAGGTTGTTTACAATATAGTCAGCGGAGATATTGTGTAATATAGGATCTCTATCTTCTCTACGAGTAAAGTGATCAAATACACAATGTAGGATTTCGTGTGCAATAACAAATTCAATTTCTTTGTTAGACAATGCATTAAAAAATTGTGTATTAAAATATAAATGTCTACCATCAACTGCGGCAGTAGGAACCCATTCGTCAGCAGCAACAATACGTAATCGTGTTGCCATGTTACCAAAGAATGGATGACGTAATAATAAGCCTACTCTAGCAACAATAATTCGATCAAGCACATCAACCTGCATTTCTGCAAGCTCTTTAGGTGTAATTTCTGGATTAGGTTGCCAGTTTTTTTTGCCTTCAACACTCATCTGTAATGTTCCTTCTAGCTGTTATAGTACTATTATACATGTATTTACAGCAAATGTCAAGTAAAAATGGACGTTTTTATTGAGAACGTCCAAACTCATTTCACCGTTAAGCCTTTTGTGCAGCAGTAATATATCTTCCAAATCGTTCATGAAACTCATCAAAACAATCCATTTCGTCTGGATCAATTGGTAATCCGTATTGAGTAAGAGCAAGTTTAATGCCCATTACAACCAATTCAGTATCAAAATTATCCATTGAAAACCTTAGGAAGTTATTTACTTTAGCATCAAACTTTTTATCGCCTTTGTCTGATGCTTCTTTTAGCTCGTAACAGAGTGAGACTGTTAAGGAATACATGGCACTGATTTCTTTAGTCTTCAGCTCTTTTACTTTACCTTCCAAAATATCACTTGGATTAGGCATGCTCGATGCAACTTTACGGTGAGCATTAAATTTCACAGCCAGGCCTTCTCCAACTGCGCCACTAACTAAATCTATAGTGGTATTCTCATCATCGTCATCCTCTAATAGTTCGGATACAAATGACCAAGAACGAGGTGTAGCAAACGAACGACTTGGACTTTTTGGATCAAAGTCGTATAAGTCTTTCTTGCTAAAAGTCAAGTAACCAACAACATCTCGGTGCTGATCGTTTTTAATTGCCCATTCAAACCAATCATCAAAATCTACAGCTAGTTCTAAGTGAACAAAACGGTTAGCTAACGGAGCAGGCATTCTATAAGTAACGCCTTTATCTGCTTCTCTGTTACCTGCTGCAACAATAAGAACATTGTCGGGTAGTTTATATTGTCCTACACGGCGATTAAGAATTAGCTGATAAGCTGCTGCCTGTACTGCTGGCGCTGCTGAGTTCATTTCGTCTAAGAACAAAACAATGTTATCATACTGTGCTGCAAACTCTTCTGTTGGAAGTTCTGACGGAGCAGCCCATTTCATTGTATTATCAGTTGCCGAGTAATATGGCATTCCTTTAATGTCTGTAGGATCCCATAATGATAAACGAATATCAATAAGATGACTATTTAAAAGTGATGTAGTAACTTGCCCAACAATATCGGACTTACCAATTCCTGGAGGTCCCCATAAAAATAGTGGACGTTTTTTCTTAAATGCTCTAAGAATGCTCTTTTTAGCCTTGTTTGGGCTAACAGTACGGGTCATAACTGCTTCTGACATTTTGTATTCCTCTTTTTAGTTTCAGTGCCTACTTCTAACTATACATATAGTATAGCACCATTAGAGGAGAAGTCAAGTGTTTTTTTGTCTATTTAGAGCTTTGTTTATGCCGTACTTTTTAACATCACCGGAAAAAAGATGCAGTTCGAGTGCCTTCTTTTCGTTCGTAACTATCATTCCGTGTCTACCCAACCAATAAGGACAGTCAATAAACTCGTCCAACCAAACTAATGTATTTGATGTTAATACAAAGTCTTTTGGAAAAGGCACTTCATATGTAGTTAGATCAATTTCTTCAGTTATAAACTGCATACCTTGGTCAGTAAGTCGTAACCCACCTTTGTCTTTGCTTCTGTTATTTTGCCACCATACTGGCATATACTCCTGCATTGTAGATTCGTTAACTGATTTGCCAAACTCTTTTAAAAATATTTTAGTATATATTTCTTTCCAGTTCATGAGTCAATAACTTCTTCACCGTCAACTAATTTTACAACTGAAAAATTAGAACAGTTAAATGTTTCGTTTAATTTTTTAGATAGGTTAATAGCGTGTCCGGGGTTACTGAAAGATACCTTTTTATACTTAGGTCCCGGATAGCTAGTAAGAATATTTTGTGTCTTTAGATTAAATGGTTTGTTCTTAAAGAACACTGCCCATATTGCATCGGCTTCTAGAATTTGTTCGCTTTTGTAACTTCTTCTATCTACGTGTTCTAATAATATATTTGGCTTTGGTCTGCTCATTTACGTAATCCTTAATAGTTAACTACGTATATATTTATCCATTTTTTTATTAAGTATGCACTTAATTTACCATTTACCGCCCATATTCATGTTTACTTCAATTACTTCGTCAGTATTTGATTTACTTTCTTTTACAAGTTTTTCTAAATCTCCATGTAACCGAGCCATTGTAATACCAAGAGTAAATGCAAGATTCTTTGCCTGTGCAATAGGAAGTCTAACTTCTTTAGCGTTCGAGCCTTCAGCTGACTTTACCATTTGAATAAAGTTTTGAATAGCACTAGTGTTTAATGGTTCAGTAGTTGTTGACACGAGATAACTCCGTTCGCATTTCTATTTCTGTTTTAAACGGTCCTTTACACTCGTACCGTTCAATAGTAATTAACTTAGGACAAAAACTTTTAACCCAGCCCTTATCAAATCGAATTATAAAGTATCCTGCACAATATAAACTTTTAGATTTATTTGATTTGCTAAACATTGGTAGCTTACGTTTTACATCATATATAGGACTATACGGAGTACAACTTGTAGGCATACCGTGTACTGACTTTTCTACGGGTACAGTTTCAGTAATATTTAATTTAGACCAAAGAATCTTACTGCCAAAGTTTTTTGATACTTGTTGTTCGTTATTAAAAATTACACATTTTCCGGATGTATCGTTTAACATATATTTTTCATCATCAAAAGATAGTGTGCCGATATTAACACCTTCATCTTCAACAATCCAAAATTTGCCGTCTAGTACTTCTTTTGCTTTTATTGTCATTGGGGGTACCTCGCATTAAGGGGTTCAGCAAAATAAGACGCTTGATCTGCAACTCGTTGCATATCCCATTTTGCACAAAATTTCATTAGTCTCATACCTACTTGTGTAATATCTTTAGCAACCATATGATCTTCAACTACATCATTAATAATACTTCTAATATTGCCAGGCTGTGCAGTAAGATCGCATAGTGTAACATTACGATTATAGTCATCTAACACACGGTGTTCTACGCCTTCATGATCTATCCACCGTTGTAACATCATGTTGTTCCAGTTATAGCCTTTTGTAAGTTTATCGTCAAACGCTTCGACTAAGCCTACTTTGTTCTTAGTACCTTTTTTACGTACACCTGGATACGCACTAAACACGTTATCACTTGTGTCGCCTCGCATGCATTTCTCAAACAGCATAAACTCAGGATGCGGAGCAGGCTTAGCCTCTTTAGTCTTTTTATCAATAATAGGCTGTCGCTTCTTATCGTCAAAGTAACCATCGTGTGCAATAATAGTATTACTCACACCGTTGTATTGTGTGCAGTTAGGGCCTATTAGTTGTGCAAAGTCACCATCTGTACTAATAATAACACAATGATCATTAGGGTGTGCTTGTACCCAACCTGCAATAAGATCATCTGCTTCAAGTTGCTTATGTTGCATAACAGTACAGTTAGTCTTATTTGTAACAAAGTCTTTAAACTCGTCAAATATTTCCCAGAATACTTTATCTTCTTCTTGCTGCGATTCTGTTAGTGCATCACGTGCAACTTTTCTATTACGTTTGTAAGGCTCGTAATAGTCTTTGCGCCAGCTACGACCTTCTAAACAAAACACAACATGATCAGCATTAAAGTCATTCCATGCTTTCTTAACACTGTTAAGTGTAATGTGTAACGCCATGCCGACTTTAGTATCAAGATCACCTCGTATTACGTGTCTTGCTCTAAAGAAAGTATTTGCAGTATCAACTAATATATATGTGCTCATAAGTGTGCCTTTTCAATTACATTACGTTTATTATAACACAAAAGTATGTTCTTGTCAACTAACTTCTGACTTATCCTTATCAAGTGGAACAACTTTAATATGCCCCATACCTCTATCAGTTGGTTGTCCTTCATCTTCAAGCATCTGTATAACAATAGTTCTAAACCATGCATCAACAATTTGTTCGTTAGTTTCACCACTATACCCTGCATCAAGAAGTTGTTCGATAAACTCATTATTCCAATCAAGCTCAAAGAATCCGTTCTTAATATCTTTAGGGTTAATTTGTGTATCGATAACTGACACCCAAGGTTGCTTTGCTTTAGTTGCTGCTGCCTTTTCAAGATCTAAAGTCTTTCGTCTAACTTCTTCATGCGTTTCTTTTTTAGGTTTCACAGCAGGCTTCTTGCCTACTGTTTTGTTAAACCAATCTTTTACTTTATCTTTTACTTTATTCATAATAATCCTTTTCTCCGTAGTTCGTCATCTAAGTCTTCAGTAATTTCTGCCTGCATTGCTTTTTTATGTTGCTCGTTATGATATCTATCTTTAATTGTTTTCATTTCTTTAATATTAGGATAATCTAGAACTTCCAGTTCTACCTTTTCTTTCTTTTTAAATAATGATGATATAAATTTAAACATACTTTAAGTTCCTATTGCATTACCAAACAAGTAAACATGTACACGAGCTGCTACGTTATAACCTCGTTTAAATGCCATCTCTGCTACTGCGCCAGCACTAGCTTCTTGTTCTTCTGATCTTGCTCCTACAGGCATAACCCAAATTGGCCACATAACGCCTGCTTCTCTAAATTGTGCAATTACACCTTCCATTTCATCCCACTGTGCCTGATCAGCGC